CCGGAGGCGCCGGACGACACCTCGCGCAGCCGGTACCAGCCGGTGAAGCACCACGAGGTGATCGCGGCGGCCCTGGAGGAGGTCGAGGCCGGGCGCATGCCCAGGCTGATCATCACGATGCCGCCTCGGCACGGGAAGTCCGAGCTCGCGAGCCGCCGGTTCCCGGCGTGGTTCATGGGGCGCGATCCGTACCGGCAGCTGATCTTCTCGACCTACAACGACGACTTCGCCCAGGACTTCGGCCGGTCGGTGCGCGCGACCATGCGGTCCCCGGAATTCCAGCAGATCTTCCCTGGCTGCAAGCTGCGGACGGGCAGCCAGGCCAGCGACAAGATCCAGACGGAGGAGGGCGGGATGCTCAACTTCGTTGGGCGCGGGGGCGGTTTGACGGGCCGCGGCGCTGATCTCCTGATCATCGACGACCCGATCAAGGACCGCGAGGAAGCCGACAGCAAGAACCTCCGGGACAAGCTCTGGGCCTGGTTCACCGAGGCGGCCATGACGCGACTGATGCCTGGCGGCCGGGTGGTGATCATCATGACCCGGTGGCACGAGGACGACCTGATCGGCCGGCTGACCGATCCGAAGAACCCGTGCTTCAACGCCGAGGAGGCCTCCAGCTGGAAGCTCCTGGCCTTGCCGGCGATCGCGGATGAGGACGACGCCATGGGGCGCAAGCCAGGGGAGGCCCTGTGGCCGGAGCGGTTCCCGCTGCCGGTCCTGGAAGCCCAGCGCCGGATCAACCCCAGGGGCTTCTCGGCCCTGTACCAGGGGAAGCCAACGCCGGACGATGGCGACTATTTCAAGCGGGATTGGCTCAAGACCTACGACCACCCGAGCCAGCTGCCGGCCAATCTGCGGATCTACGGGGCCTCGGACCACGCGGTTTCGGTCGCCCAGGACGCGGACAAGACATGCCTGGGCTGCGTCGGTATCGACGAGGACGACAACATCTGGGTGCTGCCGGACCTGTTCTGGCGCCGGGCTGCGACCGACGCGGTGTGCGATGGGCTCCTGGACCAGTTCCGGCGCAACAAGCCGCTGCTGTGGTGGGCGGAGCACGGCCACATCACGAAGGCGATCGGCCCGTTCCTGCGGAAGCGCATGCAGGAGGAGCGGATCTACTGTGCGATCGACGAGGTGGTCCCGGCCAAGGACAAGCAGACGCGCGCCCAGGCGATCCGCGGCCGCATGGCGATGGGCAAGGTGTACTTCCCGAAGTTCACGACCTGGTGGCCGGACGCCCAGCTGGAGCTCCTGAAGTTCCCCTCGGCCCGGCATGACGACTTCGTGGACTGGATCAGCCACATCGGCATGGGCCTGTCGCTCCAGGTGCCAGCCGGGTCCAAGCTGAAGGAGCCGAACGGGCCCAGGACGGGCTCCCTGGCCTGGGTGAAGCACTCCTCCAAGATGAGGGAGTGGGGCGAAAACAGGTTGCGGATGTTCTGGAGCTGACGATTTTACCAACATGGAAAACAACGAATTGAACGAAAACGAAGCCTTCTCGACCGACTCCGCGTCCGAGGGCGAACCGAGACCGGCGGGCATCAAGCGCGAGCCCGACGAAAACCTCCGGGCCTCCAGGCGCGCGCTCGTGAAGGAGTGGTGCGACAAGATCTGCCGCGCGAAGAAGCACTGGGAGCTGGCGCACCGCCGGATGAAGGAGGACAGCGATTTCTACATGGGCAAGCAGTGGCCCTTCCACCGCGGCGACGACGACCGCTATGTGGCGAACCTGGCGCAGCGCCATGTGCAGACGCGCGTGGCCGCGCTCTACGCGAAGAACCCGAAGGCGATCGCGAAGCGCCGGCGCGTGATGGATTTCCAGATCTGGGAAGGCAGCGCCAGCGAGCTGATGTCGGCCCAGGTGGCGAACGACCAGTCCATGATGTTCATGGGCGCGCCCAACCCGGCGTCCATGGCGTTGATGCAGGATGTGCAGCAGGGTTTCGACAAGCGCCGGAAGCTCGACAAGGTGGCCGAAACGCTGGAGATCGTGTTCAAGCACACCCTGGAGCACCAGAATTTCAAGATCCAGATGAAGCAGCTGGTCCGGCGCGTATGCGTCACCGGCGTCGGCTTCGTCAAGATCGGCTACCACCGCGTGATGGGCAACCGGCCCGAGGATGTCGAGAAGATCACCGACATCACCGAGCAGCTGCGGACTCTTGAGCGCCTGGAGATCGACCAGCGCGACGGCAAGTTCGACGAGAACCAAGCCAAGGCCGAGCAGCTCCGGTTGCTCATGAAGGAGATCCAGGAGAAGGTGCAGGAGGGCGAGGCGATCACCGACGAGGGCCTGGTGTTCGACTTCCCGCAGTCGCAGAACATCATCGTGGACACGCGCTGCCGGCAGCTCCAGGGCTTCATCGGCGCCGAATGGGTCGCCCAGGAATTCCTCCTGACCTGTAACGAGGTGAAGGAAGTCTACGGGATCGACCTGGGCACGACCTACACGCGCCAGGAACACAAGCTCACCGAGTCCGGCCTGTCCGAGAAGACCAGCGACGACCTGGCCCGGATCTGGGAGATCTACAACAAGCGGGACGGCATGAAGTATGTGATCGCCGACGGCTATCCGGACTTCCTGCTGGAGCCCAGCTGCCCGGACATCAAGCTGCGCCGGTTCTGGCCGTTCTTCTGCCTCCTGTTCAACGAGGTCGAGAACGACCGGGACATCTACCCGCCTTCCGACATCCGTCTCCTGAAGCCGATCCAGATGGAATACAACCTGGCGCGCCAGCGGCTGCGCGAGCACCGCAACGCCAACCGGCCCTTGTATGTGACTCCGATCGGCATGCTGTCCGAAAACGATGTCAAGAAGCTGATGGACCGGCAGCCCAACGAGGTGATCCAGCTGAACAGCCTCCAGCCCGGCCAGGCGGTCAACCAGGTGATCCAGCCGATGCAGCCGATCCCGATCGACCCGTCCCTGTACGACACCTCCATGCTGATGGAGGACTTGTTCCGCGTAGTCGGCAGCCAGGAAGCCAACCTGGGCGGCGGCACCGGCAATACCGCGACCGAAGTTTCCGTGGCCGAGTCCAGCCGCATGAGCTCCCTGGGCTCCCATGTGGACGACCTGGACGAATTCCTGACCGACCTGTCCAAGGCCGCAAGCCAGGTGCTTTTGACCCACATGGACCCCATGACGGCGACCAAGATCGCCGGTCCGGGCGCCTCCTGGCCGACTCTTTCGGCCCAGGAGATCGCCGATGAGCTCTACCTGGAGATCGAAGCCGGCAGCTCCGGTCGCCCGAACAAGGCCACCGAGATCGCCAATTTCGAGCGCCTGGCGCCCCTCCTGATCCAGATCCCTGGCATTGACCCGACCTGGCTGGCCAAGGAGGCGATCAAGCGCATGGACGACGGCGTGGATCTGACCGAGGCGGTCAAGGCGGCCATCCCATCCATCGTCCAGCAGAACGCCCAGAAGCAGATGGGCCAGGCAGCCATGGCCGGTGATCCGGCAGCCATGGGTGGCGCGCCGATGCCCGGCCCTGAGGCCGCGGCGCCTGGAGCTCCTCCCGGCGGCAACGCCCAGGTGCCCAACATGCCGCAGCCGAAGATGTACGGGCTGCCGACTGCTAGCCCCCAATAAGGGGGAAGTGCGCGGATTGCAAAGCCACGGCTCCGACGAAAGATCGGAGTCGTGGATAATCCGACGCTAACTACGCCCGCCGAAGCCTCGTCCGCTCCGGCCACACCCGAACCGACCCAGGCTCCGGCCCAGGTCACGCAGTCTTCGACCCCCGATACCGGGACGGGGACGGAAACTGCACCGACGCTAAATGAAGGGACTGCCAGTTCGTCGCCGGCGGTCGACAAGGACGCTAAGAAGGAGAGCTTGCTTGATGTCGTGAAGACGGCGTTTGAAGCCAAGGATCCCGCGGACCCGTCCACCGCGAAGGTACAGTCGACTCCCGCACCGGGACAGCCTAACGATGCGCCAGGCAAGGACAGCCAGGCGCAGAAGGACGGCTCCGAAGTGCAGTCCGACTTGCCGTTCCACAACCACCCCCGATGGAAGGAGATGATCGCCGAACGCGACACCCTCAAGCCGGCGGCTGAGCAGTACGGAAAGATCACCACATTCATGAAGACCAACGGCCTGACCCCTCAGGAAATGGCCGAAGGCATGACTGTGATGGCGCTGATGAAGACCAACCCCGCGGAAGCCTACAAGCAGCTGCAGGGGTATGTCCAGAACCTGGCCCGTTTCACGGGGGATGTACTTCCCCCGGAGATCAAGGACAAGCTGGACCAGGGCTACATCGATCCGGACTCCGCGAAGCGCCTCGCGCAGCTTGAGGCCGAGCGTGAGTTTTCATACGCCCGTCAGGTGGAAGAACAGCAGCGCATCCAGGCTGAGCAGGAGATGATCGCCCGCCAACAGGCGGCCGACAACTCCCAGCAGATGGTCGCCGCTGTCATGCGTTGGGAACAGGCTGAGCGGGCAAAGGACCCCGACTGGTCCCAAAAATACGAGATGGTGCAGGACCGGGTGAAGGCTCTCCTGACCCAGCAGCCGGCTCGCAATCCATCGGACGCTATCCAGATCGCACAACGCGCCCTGGCCGATGTGAACGCGCGCCTCAGGCCGCTGGCAGGGAGGACGATGCCGCTCAGGACCCCAGCCAGCTCTTTGTCGTCCGCTTCAACAACGCCGGCCCCCAGATCCCTTGAGGACCTGGTCCGGATGGGGCTGCAAAGCTCCTAAATCAAACACGAACCAGATACCACCATGGCCAACTCCTTCTCCACCCTCGACCACATCGTCGCCTCGGCGCTCGACTTCCATGTGAAGTCTGACGCCTTCAAGCAGACCATCCAGGAAAAGCCCCTGATCGGCGTCTTCACCAAGCGCCAGCAGACTTTCCCGGGCGGCAAGGGCGACATCTCCCTCCCGGTCTCCTTCCAGTCCGAGCTCCCCTCGATCTCCGGCTACGAAGGCGACGACCAGGTTTCCTACTCCAACCCGCAGAACACCCGCCGGGTGTTCTACCCCTGGAAGGAAATCCACGCCGGCATCTCCGTCACCCTCACCGAGCTCAAGATCGACGGCATCTCCGTCACTGACTCCGTGACTGGCGAGAACACCAGCAAGCACAGCGGCCGCGACGCCACTGTCTTGACCAACATCCTCAAGGCCAAGCTCGACGACATGACCGAAGGCTGGGCCCGCAGCTTCAACACGATGCTCTGGAAGGACGGCACGACCGACGCCAAGAAGGTCCCCGGCCTCTCCAGCTTCATCAAGCCCGGCCTCGCCATCACCGGCGGCACTGTGGACCTGAACGCTGTCGGCACCACCGGTGGCCTGTCCCGCGCGGCCAATCCGCTCTGGCGCAACCGGTCCGGCCAGTTCGGCTATGTCGCCGGCCAGACCAACATCATCGACGGCCTCCGCAAGGAGATCCGCCAGCTGAAGCGCTACGGCGGCAAGCCCACGACCATCCTGTGCGGTTCCGGCTTCCTGGAGCTGCTGGAGAAGGAGATCCACAACAAGGGCTTCTACTCCATGACGGGCTTCTCCAAGGGCACGAACACTGTCGGCATGGGCGCCACCGAGCTCCTGGGCGTCGGCGAGTTCGTCTACGACCCGACCCTGGACGATCTCCCCGGCTACGCTCCGACCCAGAACGGCGACGTCGACGGCGAGGAAGGCAACAACACCCGGACCAACTTCTGCTATCTCATCGATACCGATGCGATCCAGATGTATGTCATGGACGGCGAAGACAAGAAGACCCACAACCCGGCCCGCCCTGAGGACAAGTATGTCATCTACAAGGCGATGACCTGGACGGGCGGCATGGTGGCGAAGCAGCTCTCGGGTTGCGGCGTCTACCAGGCGATCGTCGACTAATCCGGATCAGGATGTCCTACACAAAGGGGGCCCTCAGGGCCCCCTTTCTTTTTGCTCAGCTAGCCCGCCCAGGCACGATCATCCAGGTATGCAAACCGCCATCGCTGAGATCCTGCTGAACGGGAATGTCCAACACACTGTCGTCCGGTCCGTCACCGCGGCCGAGGTGCCCCTGCTGCGCGAGGTCCATGGTTCCGACGCCGTCGTCAACGGCCAGGGGCTGGTCGTGACCAAGCGCACCCAGGCCGCCGAGATCGCCCGCCTGAAGGACGAATACGGCGCCCAGGTCTTCTCCAAGGTCTACGCCGGCACCTTCCCCAAGCTGCCGAGCACCTTTGAGGAAGTCGGCCTGGAGATCCAGAAATCCGAGACCAAGCCCGCCAAGAAGGCCGCGGCTGCCGAATAAGCCATGGCCCGGGGAACCAGCTTGCTGGCCCTACGCGACCAGCTGAAGGCCGAAATCGGGGCTTCCCCGAATGTGGCCATGGGCGTCAACACGATCGAGCAATTCGACAACCTGTTGCGCCGGACCCAGCAGCGCCTGTGGAACGACTTTGACTGGTCCTTCGGGATGATCGAGCGGGATGAGCCCCTGATCGCCGGGCAGCGGTACTACACCTTCGACAACGACATCGACTTCGACCGGATCGTCGAGGCTCATGTCAAATACGGCAGCATCTGGCACCCGATCGACTACGGCATCGGCCCGGCGCAGTACAACAACCATGACTCCGACGCCGGCGGCCACACCGAGCCGGTCGTCCGGTGGCGCCATTACGAGGGCAACCAGTTTGAAGTCTGGCCCGTCCCGACCACCAGCAGCCAGATCGTCCGGTTCAAGGCGGTCAAGAAGCTGGCGCCCCTGGTCAATTCGGCCGACATCGCCACCCTGGACGACACCCTGATCGTCCTGTACGCGGCCGCGGAGTACCTGGCGCGGACCAAGGCCGCGGACGCCACGGCCAAGCTGAGCCAGGCTCAGGCCCATTTCAACCGCCTCAAGGGCATGGGGCTCAAGACTGATCGCTTCATCTATGGCGGCGGCGTGGATCGCGCCGAGCGCCTTCGGATCGTTGGCGGTCGCTTCGTCCGGGACGACCGGCCCTACTGATGCCTTACATCGTCGTCGAAAGCTTCAAGGGCGGCCTGGACCGCCGGCGATCGGACCTGGTGTCCGCGCCCGGGATGCTGATCAAGGCCGAGAATGTCCATGTCACGCGCGGGGGCGAGATCGAGAAGCGCAAGGCCTTCGTCGCCGTGGACGCCGGCGTGGACGAGGAACACGAAAATCCTTTCGAGGGCACCTA